TCGTGTCTTTGCAGAACGGACAGTTTACTTTTTGTTGTGCCGAGATATCCTTGCAGACAATTCCAAGGGCAGATAATTTTTGGTAGTTGCTCATATTTTATTGAAAAATCCTTTTTCAGCTTTGTTTATTTCATCTTGAGTTTTGAAGTGTGTGCTTCCAAATACATCTCTCACCTTGATTTTTTCCTCTTTAATCTTATTCTCTTCCTTAAACCAAACGTGCATCTTGAGTCTCCAATTCCTGACGGGAGATCCACTCTTGTCATGCCAGTTGCCATCGGTGTAGTAATTAAACGCTTTGATAGCGGCATCCTCCCTGTAACCCTTATCTCTAAAAAACATCTTCACTTCTTCTACAGTAGGTGGCACAAAACTATTTTTCGGTTTTTTTGCCAATGTATCTATATTAGTATTTGTATTAATATTAGTATTTGTATTAGTGTGTCTTTGTATAGGCATACTCTGACCGAGGTCGGCAAATCCCGATGTCGGCTTTTCCCGAATGTCGGGTTCCGTTAATGTCGGTTCTTCGTATACAATATGATTCCACCCCTTGAATACTTTTGTCTGTGGGTCAATAACTTTTACGCTAAGAATATAACCTTTCTCTTGGAGTTGTTTAAACACACGATCTATAGCCCCCTTAGACTCATTTGTTTTTTCGGGAAGACTTTTTTTGTAAAGCACCCAATCAATGGGCAGGCTTAATAGATAAACAAGTAATCCCTTCTCTTCAATTGTTATGGAGCAATCCTGTAACAACTTGTTGCTTAACATGGTGAAGGCTTTCTCAGATTTAGCTCTAACGATTTGTCCTGTGTTCATAATATTTTAGTGATAAAAATGCCCCGAAGAACAGGGAGGTAGAGGACTCACCTATTCAACAGGGCTAGTATTTGTTTATTTTGTCGGCCTCTACTCCAACGAAACAAAGATAATAAAAATTACGCTGCTCTCCAAACACGAACTCCACCATCCGTTGATCGGGCAGTTAGTTCGTATTTCTTTTTCTTCTTTTGGTAGAAAAGTTTAGCAAGGTATTTTGATGTTTCTCCAGGAACAAAGAAAGAGTCTCCTACTTCCATCTCCGGTAAAACATATTCGGTTTTTCTACCTCTCCCACTTGTGCTTGGGATTGGTATATTTTTATCTACGTTCATTTTTGTTGTGTGTTAATTCTTCGCAAATATACATTATACAAATCAAAATCCTAATAATATTTTATAAACAACAATGTTAAAAACTATTTGAAGAACCTTTCAATATAATTTATACATTTGTGAAAATTATATAACAATGAACATTAAAGGAAAAATCAAATCGGTAGGCAGCACCGAACAAAAGAGTGCCAAATTTTCTGTTAGAACATTTGTCCTAGAACTAGAGGGTAAGTACCCGGAGTTAGTAGAGTTCCAATTAGTAAATGACAACACACTCCTAATCAACCCATTCTCATCAGGGGACGAAATCGAAGTCGAGTTCAACCTGAAAGGAAGGGAGTACAACGGAAGAGTCTACAACTCTCTCCAGGTTTGGAAAATAACAGGGGAATCAAAACCAAAAAATGAATCCACACCAAAAGCAGAAAGTCCGCAGGGAGAATCTGAAAAGTCAGAGGAAGACCTCCCCTTCTAATATAAAAACAAAGTCCCCCTTATTTAGGGGGATTTTTGTATTTTTGGATAAAATTAACAGTATGTTCTTTAAGTCCAAGAAAAGAAGAGAAGAGGAAGAGGATGATAAAAAACCTCTTCCAGTGCTTTGCAGTACCGTCTGCGTAGTATGGAACACCGAAGAAGAAATTGAAGGCAATCCTGGTCAAGGGCTATACGCTGAATATGTGCCTATAATATTTGATATAACCAAAGTTGCTGCTATACAAGCAGACGTGGAGTTTCGTAACGATGGTTCAGCGTCTATAGGTTCAAGAACTTTAGTGTACATTATTGGATCAACAGACCCTCTGATTATTGACGCTCCGTATAAATCGTTTTTAGAATATTTTACACTTTTAAAATCTAACGAGTTTCATAACAACGCAAACTACTAAGTCTTTAAATCAGCTATATGACAATCCAAAAACTAGTACAGATACTCCACGCTAGACCAGGTTACTTAAAGTCAGGTCCAAGTTATATAGCAAGAAAATTTAAGGTTAGTCTACAAGATGCTACCGCAGCTTTAAAAGCCGCAAGAGTAGATAGAAAACAAGTTAATAGAAAGGTTGTAAAGGTTGAGTTGTCCAATGATTCTGATAATGTTATAACCGAGTTCGAACAGTATTTAGATAAAAATGGTATTGACCACTCGATGGTTAATTCTGTTAAATACTGGCAAAATATGAAAGGAGAACAAAGGTTCTCTGTAGTAACCAAAAGTGACAGAAGAGCAGAAGAGATTCAAAAAGACATTGAAGAGTTTGCGGCTAGTTATAGTCCTAAAGCTAGAGTAATAACTAAAGGTAGAAGACCTGACTACAAAGTGAAGTCAACTTTAGAAATTTCTCTTCCCGATATTCACTATGGAAAGTTAACAGATATTACACTAGAGGAAATGGAAAAACAATTCCTTGATACAATTGAGGACTTAGTTAATAAGGGAAGAGGTTTAAATATTGAAAGAGTTCTGCTACCAATCGGAAACGATGGAATGAATACAGATGGCATGAGAATGGCTACAACAAAAGGCACTCCTCAGCATGATGTAATCGGATGGAAAGAATCATTTAAAGGTTACTGGACTTTAATAGTTAGAGCAGTAGATTTCTTAAAAGATGTAGCTCCAGTTGATATAATTGTTGTATCGGGGAACCATGACTACGAAAGAATGTTTTATGCCGGAGATGTTTTAGCAGGTTGGTATCGTAATGATCCAAATGTTTCTGTAGACAACTCCACAATGCCTAGAAAATATTATAAGTACGGAAAAAACATGATAATGTTTACTCATGGAGATAATGAGAAGCCTTCTGATATGCCACTAATAATGGCTACCGAGCAACCGGAAATGTTTGCGTCAACTGAGTTTAGAGAAGCTCATTGTGGTCATTACCATAAAGAACAAGTAAACGAATACCGAGGTGTTAAGGTGAGATTCCTCCCTTCAATATGTGCGTTAGATGAATGGCATAAAAAAATGGGTTACCAAGCACTAAGAACAGCCCAGGCGTTTATTTGGAACCATGACGAGGGCCTTGAAGGATATTTACAGAGTAATGTTAAATAAAATTATGAAATTATACATTTTGTCATTCAATACTGCCTATGAGACAGAAAATATTAAGAAGGCAATATTGTTGCTCCCCACATTTACACAAGTACGAGATCACTAACAAAAAATGGGAACCGTTGTCCCCATTTTCTGCACACAAATAAAGAACACAATAACAAAAATCAAGCATCAGAACGATGCCGTACAAAAGTACACCAATTCATTCACAAAAAACACACTTAATATTTTCAAAATGAAGTATTTGAATTATTTGCCAGTAGTTATGAAATCAAAAGATCATCTCGCTGATGGAGTTGACATTGGAGACAAAAGAATTCACATGGTTATTAGAATAGCCTCCGAAGAGGCTGACTACTGGACAAACACAGATTGTGTTGTTTTTGAAGACTTTGGTAAGTGGAAAAAAGGAGACGAGGTGTTTGTTAAATACGTTGAGATTAGAGAAGTTGTTGGGGCATATAGCGAGGGAAAAAACAAGCGTGTTATTGATGTTGGTAATCAGGAAGTTTTATTAGTTAGACCCGACCTTGTGTATTTAACGATGAGAGATGGTGAATTCATTCCTCAAGATGGATGGTGTTTAATTAAAAGAGTTCTTGAGAAACCTAAGACATCTTTACTTATTGTGCCAGAAATGTATGACGAGAAGTATAAAGAAAATGAGTGGGAAATAATTGCCGTTGGTGGACCTTCTCCTGAAAGTGAGCGTGCATACGGAAAGGATGCCTTACCTCCTATAGGTAAAATTATATTAGGAAAGGATAGTGCTGGAATTCCATTAGAGGCAGGACTAAACAAAAAGTTGAAAGAAGAGTATCATCTTATCAGACACAATGAAATATTAGCGTATGAAGTTTGAACATAATGAGTTTAACAAACTAAAATACCCGATTCATAAAATACCATTAGGCACACCTGTGCTTTTTGAGTTCTCTGACTTATCTAAGTTCTCCATAATATTTGCGGCAAACGATTTACCTAAGAAGTTAGATCCCGATATTGTTATGCGGTACTTGATTTATATGTACGACTTAGGTTCTCCAGGTCAGGGTATTCCTGATTTGAAGAGAAGAAAAGTGTGGGCATTGCAATGTTTAAACCTTGAGCCTCCATACGATGATGTGATTAAGGATATGCTCAACTGGAAAATTAAGGGGGTAAATAGAAGGGCAATATATTTCCTTATGTTGATGGGTGGTGAGCAATACATGGTTTGGAAGTCTGCTGAAGAGGCTCTCTTGCGTTATACAGAATTAGAGATTAAATTAGAGGCTGAAGATGAAGTTGCTCAAGCTAAAATAGTTCAGGCAGAAAAGACTCGAAGAGAAATTATTAATATGACCATGAGTCAAATTACAGCTTCAAAGACTCAATTCCTACAAGGTGAAAAGAGTAAGGAACTAGAGGAAGAGTTGACCGAGTTTACTTTATTAGACTCTTTAGGCATAAGACCTGAAGAGTATATTCGTGAATTTGAACAAAATGGTGATGTATTCCCAGAGATAGATGCGTGAAGTAAAATATAAATACAACCGACCCGAAGAGTTCATTGTTGTTAATAACGATGATGAGGACTTGTACCCAACAAAAATAAAAGTCCCCACTCTTGAGGAGTATTATAAATTACCTTACGAAGAGGCAATAAAAAAAGTTGAAGGGTATGGACTTCCTCCCGAAAAACAGAAGTTTACATACCAGGATATGCCGTCAAAGTTAGTAGAGATTGAGTCTATTATCCGTAGAAAGAAACAGATGAAGCCTAAGGATGTTGTGAAGTTAGAGGATATTGATGAGGAGTTATTTAATGATGTTTCCCATTATTCAAAAGAAATAAATTGGATTAAGAGACAAATCAAAAGGCACTACAAGGGTTATTTCTTTTTCAATAATGGCACCCCAACATATATGCCTGGGTGTCAGTACACATATCTAAACTATTGGCCAATTGGTAACGGAAGAAATACAAAGGGATTAGCGGAATATAGAGACAGGGATAGGAAGTGGTTCTTGACTGTTATGTATGCGTACACAACGCAAGAGGCTTTCTATAAGTTTAAGGTTGTTTACCTTGAAAAGAAAAAGAGTTATGTTCGTTACTTCAATATGCAAAAAAGCGTGGATGAGTTTAAAGAAAAGCATCCTGATTGTTATGTAGAAAAAGGAGAGTACACGATAGATACAGGCGAGAGAACAACTTACGGAGTAATCTACCCAAAACACCGAAGAGAGGGGGCAACCTCTCGTGCAGGTTTTATGAATTGGTATGTGACGGCAACCCTAGGTATACAAAGGTTTGGAGGTATACAAAGTATGTCGGACTACCACTCTACTCAAGTGTTTGTGGACCACATTGCAAAGCGTCTCCGCAGAATGCCCTTCTTCTTTAAGTTAATGACGGAAGGTTCTTCTGTTCCAAAGGAAGCGATACAATTTACAGCACCTGCAAATAGAACAGCAGGCGGTGTTGGAACAACTTCTCTACCTCCACACGAGGGTTGGATAAATCACCGACCATCTGGAGAGAGAGCTTATGACATGGAAAAACTTCACTTTATTCACCACGATGAGGTTGGAAAGATTGACCCCAAAGCAGGTATTAACATTAATGTTGTTGATAGATGGAGAGTTGTTATGAAGTGTCTCGCACAGGGACCATACATTCATGGCATCGGTCTCCTCACCTCGACATTAGGTGAGATGGAAAAGGGTGGTGGTGAGCAAATGAAAAAACTTATTCTAGGATCTCGCTTTAACGAAAGGAACGACAACGGGCAAACAATGACAGGACTTCTCACTCTATTCTTTCCTGCCCATGATGGTTTGGATGGTTTTATTGACGAGTTCGGAAACTCTATTATTGAAGACCCGGAGAAGCCAACAAAGAATGTTGATGGAAAATTTGTTTCGATGGGAGCAAAAACTTATCTCCAAAATAAACGAAGAGCGTTTGAAATGAACGGAGACCAAACAGGGCTTATTGAAGAGATGCAAAACTTTCCAATGAACTTAAAGGAGTGCTTTATGTCAGCATCGAAAGACTCTTCTTTCCCTGTCCTCAAGATAAGAAAAAGAATTACAGAGTTGACTTTTGAAAAACACAAAACTCGTAGGTACAACTTTGAGTGGGAAAATGGAAGATGCTCAAAAGTAAAACTTGTTGAAGATGATGAGGGTAAGTTTATCATCTCATATCTTCCTCCATCAGGGGCAAGAAACCTGAAAGAGTGGGACTCTGACTTAGAGTCTTGGAAGCCAGCTTGGACTGTTATGAGTAAGTTTGTGATGGGGGCTGACCCTGCTAAATACGAATCCCATGAAGTAAGCGGTAAGAAAAAGTCTTACAACGCAGGCGCAATGTATTACAAGAAAGATGATCACCTTGACGGGGATACAGGTCTGCTTATTAAGCCAAGAGGAATGTGGGCATCCGATAAGTTTGTCCTCACTTATAAACAAAGAGATGTTGGAAGAGAGGAATATTGCGATGATATGGCAAAGGCTTGTATGTTTTTTGGAGCAATGTTATACCCCGAGATGAATATTACCTTCCTTTACGAAAAGTTTTTAGAGTGGGGTTTAAAAGGATATCTCTTATACGACATGGACGAAAATGGATTCAGAAAGCCACTTCCAGGAAGGATAACTACAGACGGCTCAAGTAATTCTGCAAAGCAAGACATCTTTGATTGTTGGGAACATTACTTAAAAAATGGCGTTGAAGGAGAGAACCACATTGAGGTTTTAGAGGAGTGTGCTAACATTGACGGCAAGCAAGAAATGACAAAATACGATTTATTTGCTGCTGGAGGCTACGCACTTTTGGGAAGTAAGTCAGTTTACCCTAAATTTGTAGAATTAAATGAGCAGTCTATGAATATAGATTCAAAACTTTTTGATACATTTGATTATTATTAAAGTATGAGCGAATATACAATCTTGTGGCCAAAGGATGATATTGATCCTAAAAAGAAAGACAACAACTGGTTGTCTCAAATTGGCCGTGCTATTTTTTATCGTTACGAAAATAACAAAACTTATTTTGGCCGACAAGATATTGCTCGTTTATTTGAGATAAGAAACTACTCTGAAGGAAGACAAAACCAACAGAAGTATATTGATATGTGGATTCAGCGAGGGGAAGAAAAGACAAGTCTATCAAGCCCTAACGCACAAGCTCAACGTATTCGTAGAAAAGGTTACGCAAACATGAACTTTGAGATTTTCTCAATAGCACCTGAGTTAAAGAGAGTTATTCATTCTGTTATAGGTACTGATAATCAGCGTATTCAAGTTGATTGTATTAACCCGGAGATTAAAAATAAGAAAGCGTTAGATAAGGCAACCCTTTACGTTAAGTCGAAGATGGAGCCTTTAATGAAAGATTTAGGAATGCCGCAAGTTGGTGAGGGAGAATTTCTACCTCAGAACCCTGGTGAGTTAGATGTATTCGAAAGTCTTGGTGGGTTTAAACAAAACTTAGAAATTACTTTAGAGAAGTTAATAGAGTTAGGTTTTACAAATAGTGATTGGGGAAAGATAGAGCGTCAGTTAAAAGACGATGCTATCAACTTCAACTTTATGGTTTGTAAAGACTACACAGACGCTCATACAGGCATGGCAAAGGTTAAGTATGTAGACGTAACCAAATTTATTTGTGCTTGGACGGATGACTCTCAAGGGGACAATACTCCATTTGCAGGACACTTTGAAAAATATAGCATTCCTCAGATTAGAGACTTGCTCATCCAAAACGGCTGGACTGAGGAGGATACCGAAAGACAAGTTAACAGAATTGCTAAGTGGGCGTTTGATTTAACTTATTCAAACGATAGATACGGATGGTCTTGGTATTGTCAAAGAGATACTATCACGGATCGTATGCGTTACGATGATTTCTTTGTGGACGTTCTTGAGTTCGAATATATTTCGAAGGATACTCAGTTCTACAAAAAGAAAGATCGTGATGGTATTCACACATTCTACTCAGACAAGTTTGGGGAATATGTAAATACAGATAAGAAGAAAACAGTTATTGTAGACGCTCACGTTATTTACGAGGGGTACTTTATCCCAGGAGCAAACATCACAGTAGGTGGTAAGCAGAAGAACATGAAGAGAGTGAGCAAGCAAAAGCCTCAAATCTCTTACCGCTTTGAAAGAGTACCGGGAAAGGCTATCACAGAAACAGCCATACCTATTTACGACTCTCTTCAAATCAATCACCTTAAACTACAGGCAGCCAAACTAGCCGCTGCTCCAAAGGGTATTGCGATTGACATCGGGGCATTAAACATTAATAGCATAGCAGGTTCGATGTACACCCCATTTGACCTTGTTCAAGTATATTCTCACACAGGTAATTTCTTTTACAGATCTTCTTTATTAGGAGGTAAGGTAAACACAAATAAGACCTTTGATGAATTAGAGGGTGGTATAGGTAAACAATTGTCCGAATGGATTTTAGCTTACCAACATGACGTAGAGAAATTACTACAAATTACAGGCATTACCCCAACCATGGCAGGTTCTCCTGCAAAGGGTGATAAGTTAGTTGGCGTAGCTGAATTAGAAGTAGAGGCTACTAACAATGCATTGTGGCCACTACAACAAGCGTTAGAGCGTTTGAAAGTTAAGATGGGCCAGAACATTGCTTTGCGTGCTATGACAACCATGCGTTTTGATAGCGAGGTGAAAGACTACTACGCTGAAGTGTTTGGCAAAACATCAATCGATTACTTATTACCTGCGGCTGACTTTACGCTAGACGAGTTAGGTATATCCCTCAGCAACAAGATATCAGCGACTCAGAAGTTTAAAATTGCAGAAGCCGCTGAGACCGCATTAAAAGTTGGTCGTAACGGAATGCCTGAGATAGAACTCTCTGACTACACCATGATTCTTGAAATGTTGGAGAAGGGGCGTTTAAAAGAAGCAACTTGGTACTTGACATACAAGAGCAGTAAGAAACGTCAGTACAACGACCAGATGGCTGCTCAGAACCAACAAGCACAGGCTCAATCTCTACAAGAGTTAGAGTTGATGAAGCAGAAAGGTGAGATGGAGTTAATGCAGATGAAGGCTAAGATAGAGGTTGAAAAAGAGGCAGCCCTCTCTAACATTAGAGTTAAAGAAAAACAAATGATTATTGCCGCTGAAACTCAAGGAACAATTGAGGAGATTAAAGCAGAGGCATACTTACAAGAACAGACTGGTGCTGAAATCACAGGTAAGTTCCGTAAACCAAGCGCATAAACACAAAAACAACACATAATGGAAAATCAAGAACAAGCTACGCCTACAAGCATTTTTAGTGCCTTAGGTTTGGAGAACCCGACTCCTACACCGGTGGAAATTTCAGAAGAGCCAACGCCTTCTTTTGAGCCAACGGCAACTCCTGATGGTGGCGAACCTGCTCCAATAGCAGACACTACTATTAATGATGACACCACCTTCAAGGCATCTGACTTAAGAGCAATCTTCGGGGACTTTGAGTCTATGGACTCTATCAAGCAAAAGTATTCTGGCTTTGAAGAAAGAGCAAAGAAATACGATGAGTTTGAGCCTTTAATATCTCAGCAGGAGAGTTTAATGAAAGAGTTAGAGTCTCCATTTGCAAACGAAAAACTTGCAGGGCTTAATTCATTTATCAGAAACACAGGAATTAACGACTTAGATGTTGCTAGTAAATTTGTCGGAAAAACATCCGAAGAGATTAAACAAACTCCAATTCAAGTCATGGCACTTGCTCAAGTTATTCAAGAGCCAGACTTGTTAAACAATATGTCTTTTGAAGACCTATGCGAGGCAATTGCAGACGAGAACAGCACTTACGCTGACGTTACTTTTGAAGACGCTCCAAAGGTGATGAAAATGAAAATTGGAAAAAACATTGCTATAGTCGAAGAAAAATTACAAAATATAGGACAGAATAAAGATTTTGTTGCATCTTTGCGTAACCAATATAACGAGTCTAAAGAGACTGTTGCGAAGGCGGTTCAGGAATGGAAGCCTACAATTGAAAAACTGACTGATTTGAAAGAGGTGGAGTATGACCTTGAGGGGTATAAAGTGAAGGCGCAGGTGTCTGCGGAAACCCGAACTCAGCTTCAAAAAGAGATTACAAATATCATCGCTTCAAATCCATCTTTACCAGATGACCAAAGTATTGAGCTTATAAACACATATGTTCGGAGCCGAATAGAAAATTTAGAAGCAGCCAATATTTATAAA